TACCAGCACCAGGATTAGGCATAAACTTACCACCATATTGTTTCACAGGAGTGCTTGGTCCAGCATTTACTTCCGCGATTGACCCACCTTCCAATTCTTCATTCTTGGGAACACAATTTGGAACCATTTTACCGCCTTTCTTTTTCATACCAACTTGTTTATGAGTGTCCCAACACTTCTCATCTATTGTTTCTTCTTCTTTTACACAGTTTGGATATTTCTTACCAAACATTGTCTTCATACCTTTTTTCTTATATCCTTTCCAACATTTCTCACCAAGCATCTTACTACCAATACCCTGTGTTGGTTGTAATGGTTCTGTACCAATAATGTCTACTGTTTCAAATTCAAGTGCTTTGAATTCGTCTCTCCAGTTTGAAAGATCGTATGAATCGGTTACCATTTTTGCTTTTCCTTTTCTGTTGGGATTCGGATCTTCTCTGCGTTTTTTAGAAGCTCTTCTGTTTCTTTCGTCTTTACTCATTGAAGCACGATCATCTGCATCACGGCAGAATGGTTTAGTTTTTTGTCCTGGTTGTTTTGCACATGGTTTTCCATCATACTTACCACCAGTCTGTTTCCATCCGCCACCCTTAAACCAATCTTTAAGAGAATAATCTTTATCCTTGGCAGATTTACCGTCACGTTTTTCTAATATAGTACTTTCGCCCATTCCCCCGCCACCATCTCCACCACCGTTGGAGTCACCGTTTCCATTACCACCGTTTCCACCATTTCCATTTCCATTCTTCTTACCATTCTTCTTCTTGCCCTCCTCACCATCCTCATTTTCTCTTGACAAATATCCACCACGACCTACATAAAATCCCATGGGGATCTTCTTGCATTTCTCATCTGTATAGCACCAGTACTTCCCAGAGGGACAAGATTTAGCTTTGGTCATATTAGGTAAGTATGTCCTTTATCTATTTAGAATCTCCATTATTTTTGAGAAATTTCTGGAGATCCGCTGTAGACCCAAAGAAAACCGCATTATTTGTAACGCTTGTGGACGTAGATGATTTTCCATCTTCTTTTTCTATGTCTTTTACTTTTTTTTGAAGATCAACTAATTTATCTGCAACATCACCAACGTGTTTAATTAATTGTCCTGCAACCTCAAACGCTCTAGGAGAATCCGATTCTTGTGCAAGTTCGAGAATACCATCAACTGCTTCCTGTCCTTTTTCTATTAAAGAATAAAGATTGCCACGAGTATAATCGTAATCTTTTTTTAATTGCTCTTTAGTGGTAGTAACTACCTCAACCACCTGTGATTCTTTTTTGACAATTTTTGCAGACTCAACCTTAGTAGGTGTAATGTCTAAAGCATCATCTATTTCTTCATATTTCATGGATCTACATCAGTTTGTTTAGTTGTACTGTAAATTTTTCCGTCATTAAAGTTGAATGTAGATTCATTGAATCCAAAATCATCATCAAGGTTAATTAGTTCATCGTCCTCCGAGTTAATTACATTAATAATATCAGATGATTCGTGAGTAGTTGCACTAGTGCCATTCTCACCTCTATTTACCTTAATAAGATCACCAGCAATTTCTCTAATAAACATCACTTCTTCACCAATTTGAATATAAGATTTAGAAACTAGTGTTGAACCAAATTCAACAGAGAATTCTGTTACATTCTCTGCCAGGTTTTCTACTAATCTAGTTGCACCATCAGAATTGTAATCTTTAAGAGCTCTTGGTGTTGCAACATAACGAAGTTCTCTTGAAGCACCTTTCTTATTAGTATTTGAATAATAATCAACCTGAACTTTCTTGATTATATTATCGTTACCCGTATCAACTGGACCAAACAAATATGTCTTCGCAGTAAAATCTAAAGTATATACTAAAGATCTTCTGGTAGTGAAGTCTCCCTCATAATCATCATCCATTTGGATACTATTAAGAACCATTGGAATATCTCTAGTTTCTCCGATTTGTTCAACTAAATTAACAGTCAAATTAAAATGAGGTTGAAAATATGGTAATATCTGTTCAACGATCTGCAGTGCATCTTCGTTCAGTTTTGTCATAATTGACAATCTGATATTTACATTATAAGGAACAGGCATGAATGCCTTTGTAATCTTATTATTTGATTGGTCTACAACCTTAAAAGTCTGCATTGTTGATGACTTTCTAACCGGATCGTATGCAATACCTACCATCTCAAAAGCCATTCTAGGTAAAGTTATTGCAACTTCTTTCCTAAGATTTGGGGATTGTTCAATTCTTGCTAAAAACTTTTGCATTGGTCCGTAAGCAATAGGGACCTTTAATTGACTAAACCCGTTACCGGCAGAATCTTTATGTTTAATTTCAATGTCATTAAACAATGTACCGAAAGCAATTATTGTCTTTCTTAGTATTTCGTGATAAAAATAAGTTCCAAACATTAGAATTCTCCAAAAGGATTAACCTGACTAAAATCAAGGATTTTGTCTGCCTCTGATTCAATATCTATATTGTCTGCAAATTCATCTAAGAATTCGTTTGTGTTGACAGTAGATACTTTATAACTTCCTGCGGCTCCGACGACAGACTCACCGTTCTGGAATGTTCCATTTACTGTTCCCAATTTCAGGATTCTATCATCCGCATCCCACTCTCTTACATAACCCGTTGCCCCAGATCTTTGACCGGTGACAACTTCATTGTATTCATAATCACCATAAGTATTTGCTGTTGGGAGAGTGAATGTAACTGATGGGGTGAATGTGTATCCTGCACCTGCATTTGAATAAAGAATTTGGGATACTTCTCCATTTGTATTGCGAATTACTTCCGCTTTTGCGTTATTGATTTCAGAACTGACCCCAACAGATTCTGCAACAAATATTGGTTCAATGAATACTTGAGGGTCCGTCGTATAACCAACTCCACCACTACTAATTGCGACAACTGGAAGAACTCCTGTATTAATCACTGCAGTAGCAATACCACCAGATCCATCTGAACTAATAAATTCAATAGTTGGTGATTCAGTATAACCATAACCAGGATTTGTTATAAGTACTTTATCAATACCTATCTTATTATTCACAGTTCTAGAAGTCATAATTGCAACTGCAGTTGCAGTGGCTCCTTGAACTGGAGATGAGAAGTTTATTGTTGGCGCTATCGTATATCCAATACCAGGTGTATCGTTTGCTCCATCAAAAGTAATACTAGAAATGCTTCCAGCAGATACTGTTACTGTAGCTACAGCTTGTACACCTTTTTCAAAACTATCTAAGTAAATTCTAGATCCTACAGTTGCTCCGACTCCATTATAAGCTGATGCATAACTGAAAATTTCAAAATGATCAAAGTATTGAATTCCTCCAGTTGTAGATCCAAGTGACACTATATTATCATCAATAAATTTCTGATTTTGGAAGTTCGTTCCAGAAAGATCTTGATAAAACTCTCTATTTCTTACGCCAGCTCCAAGTGGATCATTCCATAATGAGAAAGTTGTTCCATCCCAACTAAATTCTAAGTTATTCCATCCACTAGTAAATGATAATGATTCATCTGAAATAGCAGTGTCAAACTGTGCATTATCTGTTCTTCTTATTTCAACACTAATTGTACTATCTGCAGTCCATTTAAGATTTACGAAATTTGATCTATACAGATATCCACTTGTCGGTGTGGATCCCGTATAATAATAATAAAATTTTACAGTTCCTGTAGATTTCTGTCCTGATATTCCACGAGTTGTATTTAATTGCCATTCTCTATCATCAATTTTGAGAGAATACTCACTATCAATTTGATTAATAGGATAATCTACTACATATTCATTTGGAACTGATGGTGTTGTGGAAATTGCAACAGTTGCTACACCAATATATTGTGTTCCTACATTAGTAATATTAAAAGATGCAATACTACCATCAACATCAAGAATTGCAGTAGCTGCTGCAGTTGATCCAATACCAAAGAAAGGTTTTGATATTTTTACTTTGGGCGCAGTTACATATGCACCGTCATGTATTAAATCTACATACTGTATAGAGTTATATGTTGTATCCGTAACAATTCCTGACACAGAAGCAACCGCAGTTGTAGCTCCGACTCCTACTAAATTTAAAGTAAGAACATTTCCAAACTGTGATACTGTTTCATTAACAGTAGATCCAGCTTCATCTACTTGTGAAACATCAATAATTTCATCTTCAAATTCAAATCTCTCACAAAGAAGTTCATAAACATATAAATTTCTGAGTTGATAAAAGGGTTTCTTACCCTCTACAAATTTAATTTCAAACAATGCTCCTTCTAATGGGAAAAAGATAAGATCACCTTCATTGGGTCTCTTTGCCTTCTTTCTTTCTCCAACAGGAAACTGATCAATAATTGGTTGAAGAAAATCATCATATCTTTCTTTTGATATAACAAGAGTCAACTCATCAGTATTTCTAACACCAAATTTGGTAAGAAGTTCTGCACTTGCTCCAGCAAATCCCTCATAGTTCATCAAATATGCTTCAATTCTGAAACTATCGTCAAACTTTGCAGCAGTATTTTCTCTTATAACAGTATTTTCCCCAATAATCTTTCTTGGTAAGTACAAAACGTCCTCACCATACATTTTTAATTGTTCATTGACCAAATCCTGAATGAGTCTTTGCTCACCAGGTGATCCTTGAAGAAAATAAGAATTTAGTGGAGACATATCAGCCTATTAAATCGATTGGTGGTAACTCATATTCATTCTTGAGTTGTTCTTCCAGTTTTTCTATTTCTGCAAGACCATCTTCATAAATTTGTCTTCCGTTGAGTTGAACTCCACCTGGAAGAGTAACTCCCTGGAACTTAATCATATTCATACCCCACTGTTTTTTAATCAGTGCAGTAAGATATCTCTTTAACCAGAAATCATTATAAACTTTACTAGCATCAGCAGGATTCACAATCCGGTAACAATCAATAATTATATATTCATTTTTACCAACTTCACTCCAATCAATGTCCAGATATAACTTGTGATTGGTTTTATTGAACCTAATCATTGCCTGTGGATTTAACAAATGATCCAGATCTTCAAGATACCTCTTGACCATTGAATAATTCAATAAATCCAGAGCACCATAATAGTAAACATCATTTAAAAATAATTGATATTTAACATTGAACAATCCGTCAGATATAGTATTGGAATTTAATTTTAATATTGAGTTAACGCCAATAATAGAATCTGGTAAGGGTAGATAATTTACACCTTCAACATATTCTGCCGAGGTTAATCCAGCACCAACAACAGTTGCAGACTGAGTTGTAGAAATACCAGTCTGACTAATTGTCTCTTTTTCTGTTGGTGTTAATTTATGTTTTAGGTAAACCCGTTCAATACCATCATAGTGACGCTCATGAAAGTATTGGATCGCATCATCAATTAAATTGTCAACTTGATCGTCATCTACGTTTACTTCTAAGACTGGCTTACCTAGTTGTTTGAGGCAGTATT